CCGGAGTTCAAAACTCTTTGCATTGCTGCAAGCATCCTCAAAAAAAGATTCTCCGAGGCGAATCTGATGCACTTTCTGACCGCTCTCACCGGATTCAGACGGAATATTGTTCATCCGCTCCTCGTCTGCCTTTTCACGGAGTTTTCTCTGCGTCTCCCTGTCGATCGCATCCTGCTCCTCTGAATATCTCTGCTCCTCTGTCTTATTTGCCTCTGTCCTGTTTTCATACTGATCGCAGGAGGTGCATGTTCCCGTCTTTACATTGCATGTCTCGTATTTTGTGCAGGAATAGCACAGAGAAGTGATTCCCTCCGGATGTGGTGTCTGATATTCCTCGCCTGCTGCCTCCGGCTCATTCATTCCGGAAAAACCTGTGTCCTGCTGCCCTGTGTCTGATTCTGACACCTGCTCCGGCTCTCCCTCACCGATCACATCTCCATGATAGGAAAGAGGCGCGTCTCCGGATTGCTCTATGTCTGTCATACTTATTTGACCGTCAATCTGCTGCGCTGCTGCCTCTGCCGCTTTTTCCTCTTTCATTTCCTTGATTCTCTGATAGGTGAGTTCTCCGGTCTCTATAAGGACATTCAATGCCTCTCTCTGTTCATCTGATGACATTCCGCTCAACTCATAGGCAGCAGAGAACGTCAGACGCTTTTTATTTAATTCCTCCATAAACTCCGGAATCAAATTGTTGCTGACTGCCTCGATCTGCGCGATCTTTGTCTTTGATACATTGAGCAATTCCGCAATCACATCTCGCAGGCGACCGGATTGCAGGTTATAGCCTTTTAATTCAATTCCATTCGCTTTCATATCCTCAAGCGTCGCCTTGAGTTCCTGCTCCTCCCGAATCATGACCTCCATGCTCTTACTGCGGTGACTGTTGGCGATAATGAGTGCGACCTTTTCCTCCTGCGATGTGGTCGGTGCGATGATGTTGCATGTCGCAAACTCAAACTCTTTATATCCACGATCGACAAGCATGTGCAACGCTCTCCACCGTCTTTCTCCGGAAATCAGCTTGTATTCACCTTTCCCCTCCGCAGGTTCATACTTTACAACGAGATTTTCAAGCATCCCCATCGAGAGAATCTCTCCGGCTTTCTGCTCAATATCCTCCTGCGGATAGAAATTGCCCTCATTCGCGTATATCTTAAAAATTGAGAGGTCTTTCGTCCGAAACTTTGCTTTCGGTGTCGGGTCGTCAACCCCTGCCTTTGTATGTTTGTTTAATGCGTCCATGACGCTATATCCTGTCGCCATCGTTATTCCTCCTGCTCTCCAATTCTTCCATTTTTTGAAATATACAAAAACCTTTGCATCTGTCCGGCTCAACTTTGCACTTTTCGCACGTCTGAAACAGTGACCCGTCTTGCCTCCTCGGTCTTTTATCTCTGCTCATTCCCTTTTCTCCGTTTCGGAATGCACCCCTCACACTGATCTGTGCCTCTCAACTTTGAAAGTTTGCACCCACCCCTATGACGAGCCACTTTTGAGATGTGTTTGCTGCATTCATTGTTATCACATTTGTTATCGCAAAATGTCGGATAATTGTCTGTGTTAATTATGATTAAAGGTCTGCGTTCCACTGTTACACCTCCCTCATGAGTTCATGAACAATGTTTCGATAGTCCTGCGACGTTATACAACGGGGTGAGAACTTCGGGAGAGGTTGCATTGCGATCGTCGCCCTCTCTGCGATGACCGAGCGCCTCACCGGAGTGACAAACACATCAAATCCGGATGCGTCCTTGAGCCAGTCCTCAAATTCAAGCGATGTCTTGTTTTTCTGCCTCATTGTCAGAATAGCCTTGATCTTTATGTCCGGATTGATGTCTCCGATCTGCTCTGATATGCTTTGCAAGGCTTTCACCTCATACCCTCCGACTTTTACCGGAACGATGACGGCATCCGCTGCCACAAGAATATTTATCACCACCATATCGAAAAGCCTGCCACAATCACAAATGCAATAGTCATATACCTCATTCACTTCCTGCAACGCATTCCTCAAACGGTGAATCTGTTCGTCCTCGCTTTTCATGAGCAGATTCATGTCCGTCTGCATGAGGTACGCATTCGCCGGAATAATGTCGATGTGTGAGAACTCTGTCGCCCTTATAAGGTCGTTTGTTTTGAACCTGCCCCCAACATTCACATGATTCTCGATCAGTTCGCTCATTCCAATCCCCTCCGGCTCATAGCATCCGAACGTCTCGGAAGTGTCTCCCTGCTGATCGCCCTCGATGACTAAAACTTTCTTGCCCTGCTCCTCGCCTAAAATATAGGCGATACTGTCTGACGTGGTGGTCTTTCCGATTCCCCATTTGGGAGACATCACTGCAATAGTTTTCATGATTCATTTCCTCCTGTTATCCTTTTTTCCTGTTATCCTCTGCAGCTCTGACCGCTCATGCACGTTCTGAACTCGTGCATCTGTTTCCCGACATTATAAAGCACGATACAAAACCCGAATCCTGTTATCACCCCGATAACGATTGCTCTCTTTATGCTCCCCATTGTGCCGCTCCTGCGCCTCCCTCCACAAAATACTCATTGTACGGACACGCCCTGCACTGCTCCTCAAGCTGCCCGTCGTCCGGATTGTAGCATCCGGAACACTGACCGAACCCGTTCACGATCGGAGGCTTGAAACCGAATTTGACCTGTCTGACCGCCGTCTCGCACTTTTTAAGAAACCGTTTCAAGTCCTTTGTCTGCTTTTCTATCTGCTGCCACTTTGTCACCTGCTGCCACCTCCTCCCTTGATCTTTCCATCCTTGAGGATGCTGTTGTTCGGGATTTTCATTCTCTGCCCCATCTCCTCCGGTCTGCATCCGAATTGTTCCAAAAACTCCGCGTATGAATCACCGAATGTCGCATCTTTCAAATTCAGATATTCCGTGATAACACCGATCGCCTCCTCTGTTGAATAGCAGGTCGCAACAAAATGTCCTGCCTCTGCCATGTCCTTGAGAAATTCCTTTTGCGATGCCTGCTGCCTGTTATCCCCGAATTTCATCTCGATGAACAATCCGCAGTAAATTCCTTTCGGATACGGGAGACACAGATCGCTCACGCCTGCCTTGACACCCATCTGTTTGAGTTTGACCGCCTCTTTCTGATTCCTGCTGCCACCGTTCGGACAGTGAAAGAGCCATTTCAATTCCGGATGATGGTTCATGTTGTACTGCGCCCACTGAATGACTGCAATCTGCTCCGTGTCCTCGTTCCTCATTGCATATTTCATATTCATCATTCATCCTCCTCAAAGGCTCCTATTTCTTCTAGGTGGCGTTCCATTTCTTCATAGTATTCCTTTTTGATACTTTCCGGCTGTTCTTCCCATTTCCCATAATTTTCTTCTTGACACTCACCCCACTGTCTCTCGCACTCTGAATTGATATACTCTATTCTTTCCTGTCCTTTCATCGTTCTTCTCCTTTCGATTTCGCAATATTCTTTTGATAATTCAAATCCTATATAATGCCTTTTTGTTTCTAAACATACTTTTCCGGTTGTTCCACTTCCCATAAATGGGTCGAGTATTATATCCCATGTATTTGACCATGTAGTGATATGGTCTTTCACTAATTGCTCCGGAAATGGTGCCGGATGCCCCTCTGTTTCTTTATTTTTTCCAATCGGTATTCTCCACACATTTGTTCTTCGTCCAAACTCTTTTCTTACAAAAAAGTCATCACTTTTTTTGTTTTTCCCTTTATTGATACATGTGTCTTTTTTCTGTTTTCTACCACCATTCACATTCCTTTTATCGCAAATAAAATTCATGGTTTTGGGTTTCCCTTTTGACAAAATAAACATGTAATCAAAAACATCGTAATATCTATCTTGCGTTGGTAGCATCCCTGTTTTTTCCCATATCATTGTGTCATGCATATTAAATCCGATTTCTTTGAAATATAATGCTTGACTAAATGATGACAGAGTTTCACTTCCTTTTACCGTTCTATCTTTCACTATCCATACCAATACGCCTCCTTTTTTCAATACTCTGTACAATTCCTTTGCTGTTTTTTCAAAATCCCATGAATACCCTTGATATTCTCGCATGTCATCATACGGTGGCGATGTAATCGCCATATCGACACTTTCGGATTTTATTTGCCTCATCCCCTCTACGCAATCCATATTGTATGTCCTGTTTAATCTCATGTTCATTCGCCTCTTTTCTATTCCTCATCTTCATGTTTGCATCTGTCAAAAAATTCGCAGAACATGCAGACATGACGACAATCCTTGACCTTGAACATCCACAAAAACCTCCGAAAAAGCTGCCCGATTGTCCTCACCTATCCTCTCCCTCCTCTTTGTTGAAATAATGATGTCCGATGACCATGTACGGCGTTCCAAACGAATGAAAACGCCCCTCACGGAAATAAACCACCGAATCCGGAAAAATCCTCTCGTTGACTGCATCCTGCACCGCCTCAAGACATTCATCGTCAATCGGTGCAGCCTCGACCGAACCATTGCTCCATGACGAAAATGCCCCGTCCTGCTTGATGACCTCCCCCACCGTGTCCGGAAAATTCTCTGATTCGACCCGATTCAGAATAACCTCCGCAACGGCGACCTGCCCCTCAAACTCCTCCGTCTTTGCCTCTGCAAACACGGTCTTTCCCATGAGTTCAAAATCATCCAGTGATATGTAGTCAATGCCCTCCCTGCCATATACGGGAACCATTCCCTCAATGTGAGGTTTCACCCACTCCTCAAATTCCTTTTCCTGCTCCGGTTCTGCTGCCCCTGTCAGCGTGTGGACGGTCTGCGTATATGAGGGAATCTGTTCAAACTTCCCAACCTCTGACCGCCCCTCTGCACACTCCCCGTCATCACTTCTCCCCGCTGCTGCCGTGAGCGTGAGGACGGTCGTTGCCACCACTATCAAAAGCAGAATCATCCGGATGCGCTCTCGCCTTTTCCTCCGTCGCCTTTTCATTGTCCTTTTTCCTCCTCATTCTTGCGTTTATGTAGAACATATAGTTGAAATCGTTGTAATAAACGCCCGCATCCGTGAAATCAAATTCCGGATACCATTTGAGCATCTGCTCTCTGATCGTCTCTCTGTCTCTGACGAATCCGTCCACATACTTCTGAATAGGTTTGTATGTTCCGGATGTCGCTGTCGGCCTCTTTGAATGGACTTTCCGGACACGGAACTGTTTGAGGTTCTGTGAGGAGTTCCACCTCTTTTCTCCCTTTTTCCTGTCCTTTTCTTTGGTGATGTAGATGCTCATTCCAGTGAGACCGTGTTCATCTTTCTCAAGCCTCCTCGTCTCATTCCGACGACCCTTTTTCCATGTGGATTCAACTGTGTCCATATCGAGCAGGCCATCCATCACGAGATGATGATGCCATCTGATTTCCTGCTCCGGAGAATACTCTGTGATATATATATACTTTACCGGAGGCAACCCCCTCTTTTTCCTCTGATACGCAATCCTCCGGATGTAGTTCTGCATGTTCCGGATTGCCTCTGCCATGTCTCTCGGTTCATTCCCTGCACTGTATGTCAGCGTTATCCATATATCAGAATCCCCAAAATTGTGATTGAGCAGGCGTTCCACATACTTCCTTGCATTTTTATCATTGAGGTTCTTTTGCGCCTTTGAATTATCCCTCTGCGGCCTTCCTGCCTTTGGAACATCATCCATCGTCTTAAACTCCGCATATATCTCGATCTCAAACTGTTCTCCTGCTGTGATCTCTTTCAAGGCATATACACACTTGTATCTGTTCTTGAGCATCTGCTCCACGAAATACTCATGAATGTCCTCTATGCTCTTATTGAACGCCGCCTCATAATCATAGGGAACGAACGTCATCCCCCTCTTTTTCTTCTTTCCTTTCACCCTGCACACACGTCCTCCCTGCTACCTGTCTGCACCCTCCCTCCGGCTTTTCGTTGATATGTTACTATCTATTACAAGGTCGCTAAAGACCCCCGAAAAACCTTGATTTTGTGCGGACTTTCCGCTGTTTTCTGTTGACGTATGCGCCCTCATTTGGTATAATGAGGTTAGTCAAATTTGTTTCGGCGCACACGTCGAGCAACGAATCGGAACTCCTGCAAGAGTTCCTTTTCTTTTGCCCTTTTTTTGGGAGGTGCGGCTGCAACCACGCCTCCCGATTCTCATGCCCTGCATATTCTATTTTCAAAGGCTCTCGCCTTTATTTCCCTGCTGCCCTGCCGCCATAGACAGGGCGTTTCCTTTTCCTGCTGCCATTATGCTGTCGCAACTGCCTCCTGTCTCTGCTCCCATCTCTGACGCTCCTCCTGCTTTCCTGCCATATATCCGGCGATATACGATTTGTCCTCCGCGTCCATTCCGGTGAATTTCTCTGCCATTGCCTCAATCAGTTTCTTTCTCTCGTCCTTTGACATTCTGCATCCTCCTCTCATGACCTGTCTCGTCAGTGCGTGTCAGTCATCCTCACGCAGACAGGCATCAAATGCCTGTTTCGACTTTAATAATCATCCTCAATCTGCTCGTCGCTCTCGTCGTAATACTCCCCGTCATATCCTTTCGCCATCAATCTCTCATAGCACGAACCGCAGACAAGCCGAAAAGAAATGCCATGACAATCCTTTGTGAAAGTCATCTCCTCACGATCGACCTCATTGCCACATGCCGGACATTGTCGGATGTCTCTCTCCTCAAATCTGCAAGGCAATCCGAACTCGCGTCTCCGGCAATCCTCAACCGTTCCGTCCTGCCCTGTCATAAACTTGTGCTTACACATATCGCAATCGTTTCCCTCATTAAAATATTTCTGCATCCTTTTCCTCCTGCTATCCTCTGATTCTCTCAAGTTCTTTTTCTATGTTCTTTCCGGAATAGTCTGCGAGTAACTTTTCCGAGATGTGATATGTCCAAATTGATGACATCTGAATCGCCGTTCCGATCGGCAACTTTCCCTGCTGCATTGCAATCCGGACGAACTGCGGCGATACATTGAGGATTGCTGCTGCCTCTGTCGGCAATATCCTCCCGATTTCCATGCTGATTCCTCCTTTTGGCGGCTCTCTCGGTCTTTTCAACCTGCTCACCTCTATCCGGCGATGTCTACCGTGTTTTGATTTTTCACTTTAAAAAATCAAGAAAAACCTGTCATCCGTCCACTCACTTTCTAGCAGGTGAGACCGCTGCCATGTTTTCACGGTATCCTGTCCGATGTCTTTCGGCTTGCCATCGTCAGAGTGTCGGTCGCCATCCGGACACTGACGGAGGGTGTTCCTCCGTTTCGGCTTTTATATAATTACTTCTTTTCCCAAAAGGACGATCGCTCTATTTCCGGACGTTTCTTTTGAAAGTTCCTCGCATGTTTGATGTCCTTTGTGTGTTCACATTCTCCTCCGTTTTTATAGCAACTTCTCTTTTTGCAATCTTCCTTTTCGCCGTCACAAAGATAAAAAATCACTTGTTCCATTTCTTTCTCCTGTTTTATGAAATAATTTCATATTGTGCCTCATTCTCTATGATTTCCGTTGCCATTTTTAACGCATACTTCGCCGCATATGGCGTAATGTTTTCCTGTTCACATATTGCTTTAATTATGGCAACGGATGCCTTTGCTATTTCTGGACTTTTTCTCGGATAGCCGTACAGAGGTTCTTTTTTCATTAGTTCCTCTAATTTCTCCGCTCTTTTAATTAGATTTTCCTTTTTCATTTTTATATCCTTTCGCTTGTCCTGCTGCCCCTCCTGCCGTATAATAGATACACAACTATTACAAAATGACAGGAGGATTTTCATGAGAGATACAATTATTGTTAGCATTTCGGAACTCCGCTCACTGATTCAAGATGCCCGTCGCACAGGCAAGGAATATGTCAAACTTTCCATCCTTGACCCTCTCGATGATGATGACGGAGAATCCGTTCCGGCTGAACTTTCAATTTGCGCTTTTGATTCCTCGGAGTGCATAGAGTTTGAAACTATCTATGCACCCGAAAATGAATCTGAACTCTCCGACAGTTTGACGGACGCTGTTCATATGAGTTCCAACTTACTTTAGCTTTATTAAGTACGGGAGAGATTGGCGGTTGTCCTTTTTTCTCCCGTATTTAATTCTTCTCATTGCATCCTCAATGATTTTTCTTTCTTTTCCAGTCAAACCTACCGCCTTGATTTTGATTCCCTGTTGCACTTTAATCCCTTTGATTTTCACTTTCTTCACCTCCTGTTTGTTCCGTATAGTTACATTATAGTCACGTTAATTTACTTTGTCAACATATTCTTGTCACTTTACGGAACTTTTTTATTGATTTTTGTCTTTGCGCGTGTTATGCTTGAAAAACAAGGGAGGTGAAACACTATGACGCAAGGTGAGCGTGTGAAAGAAATCAGAAAAACCCTCGGTCTCACTCTTGAAAAATTCGGGGAAAAGGTCGGTGTCACAAAGCAAACCGTCAGTCGAATCGAAAACGGTGTGAACAATCTTACCGAGCAAATGACAAAAGCAATTTGTCGAGAGTTTAATGTTGATTACATATGGTTGACATCCGGCGATGGTGAGATGTTTGTCGAGAGTGATGATGATTTCATGGAAAAAATTGATCGAATCATGGCAGGCGAAAATGATGCCCGAAAGAATATGATTAAAACCCTTTTATATGCGTCTGATGATGATATCGAAACTTTTGGCAGACTAATCGACTATTACAATTCATTGAGTGGAGAAACAAAATTAAAAGACTGACGGTATATTTCAACCGCCAGTCTCATGGGTGTAGAGATACGAAACGAATTTGTATATCCTCTTGAGGGTCTTTTCGCTCCGTATCTTTCCGACTATCTCGATGATAGCCTCCTTGTACTTCATGCGGAAATCACCCCTTTCCGAATCCGATTATATCACTGATTTCCATAATTGTGGAAATCTCGCGGCGCATTTCCATAATCATGGAAATATTCGCGCCTGCTGCCTTTCGGCTTATGTACTGTGATATAATTATTTTATTTGTATTCGGATTCAAACAGGTCGGTGATTTTAACATCCAGTGCAATGGCAATCATTTCGAGTTGAAATAATGTCGGAGACACTTTTTGATTCTCGATGTTGTTGAGCGTAGATTTTCCGATACCGGATTTCTTTGCCAACTCCATCAAGGTGAGACCCTTTTCGGTTCTCGCCTCCCATGTCAAAATCTTCATCCCTTTTCACCTCCTCTCTTGAGGAAAGTGTAAAAGAGATAAATTCCTTTATAATATGGAGGTATGTCTTTTGAACGATAAAATTAGAACCATAGATGCAAAAGTTGTCGGAATAACCTTTAAAAATAACGATGGCACAGACAGGCAGGAAATTCTCTCTTATGTATGCACCGGAGACCCTGTTACTATTAAATATTATGAATTTCGCGGTGAACCTGCCTACTCCGTCAACACGGAGGACGGCGATCAAATCGGGAATCTCTCAAAAGAACTCGCTGCCGATATTTGCATGAAATACAAAGAATGTGCATTTGATGCACATATTTCAGATATGTATGACTTTGACGACGGTGCAAAAACAGGATGTCGTGTCTCAATAGACGTTTACGAATCCGAGGATGATATTCCAATTCGAGAATACTCCGCTCCGATTCAAAAACCTCGCGTCGATGTAGACACAACTGCCGATTCTTCATCGTCGCCACCTATCATCAATGATACATTAAATGAAAAGACCCTCAAGCGAATCAAGACAAATCGTATCCTTTTTCTTTTGTGTGCTTTTTCATTCGCTTTTCTCGGTCTTGTGACGTTACCTATTGGCATTATCTTTTTAATTCTTGCAGGAATTTTTGTCATGCTCCATCATAAAGCATCAATTTTTCTCAAGAATCAGAAATAAAAAGAGCGACCCCACTGCAATGGAAATCGCCCTTTAATAGAATCATATACCTCCGCAAACGTGCGGTGATAAAATGAACCCTCACAAGTTTTATTCTATCATAAAACCGCGCTTTTTGCACTGGTTTTATTTTTTATTTTCTTTTTTAGGATGGTGATAGAATGAAACTCCCCAATGGATTCGGTTCTGTTTATAAGCTGTCCGGAAATCGTCGGAATCCCTATGCTGCAAGAAAGACGCAGGGGTGGGAAATCGACGAGGCGACAGGCAAATCGAAACAAATATATCAAATCATCGGATACTATCCGACGCGCAAGGACGCTCTCACCGCCCTCGCAGAATTTAACGCGAACCCCTACGACGTGAACGCCGCAAAAGTCACTTTCGAGGATGTATATGAGAGATGGAGTGATGAACATTTCCCGACCGTCTCAACCTCGAACGTGCAAGGTTATCGTGCGGCATGGGCGTTATGCGGCAAGATCGCCCGAATGCGGTTCGTCGATGTAAAACTCGATCATCTGCAAATGGTCGTCGATGAATCCGGCAAGAATTATCCCACTCTCCGGAAACTGAAAGTCCTCCTCGGTCTCATGTATAAATACGCGATTATTCATGAGATCATCCCAAAAGAGAGGAACATGGTCGAGTATCTGAATATTAAAGATGCAGGGAATCCAAATGCCTACGATCGCAAGCCATTCACAAAAACAGAGGTCAGACGTGTGTGGGAGGTCAAGGACACAAATATTTATTATACAGTCATCCTCATGTTGATATATTCCGGATGCCGAATCAGTGAACTCCTCGACCTTAAAAAAGAGAATGTCAACCTTGAGGAAAGATATTTAAAAATCGTGCAGGCGAAAACCGCTGCCGGAATCCGCGCCGTTCCGATCGCCGACAAGGTTTTCCCGTTCTTTGAATATTGGTATAACCTCAATGACTGCGAATACCTTTTAAGTACGCCGGACGGCAATCATTTCCTATACCGGAATTATTATGATTCGTACTGGATGCCGCTCATGAAAGTCTTGAACATGGAACACACTCCTCATTGCACCCGACACACCTGCATCTCCATGTTGACGGTCGCAGGTGTCTCCGACAAGATCATCAAGAAAATTGTCGGTCACAAAGGTCAGAGCGTGACAGAGGTTGTATATACCCACTTTGAGATCGAGGAATTACTGGACGCAATCAACCGCATATAGCAAAGAGGCAGGTCAATCCTGCCTTTTGTTTCTTTCCTATATTGTCTCACAGCGACGCACACCGCCTCACAAGCGATTTCCCCCTTGAACTCTCCTCTCGCTTATGGTATATTATAAACATAAAAAGACAACCGCCCACAAGGTGGGTTGACCTTACAAAATGGATAGAAAAATCCACCCTTGCACTCGGTCAAAGTTTTGGGGTGGTTTTTCTATGTAGTCTTACTTACAAAACGTAAAAACGAATGTAAGTAATGCTAAAAGGAATATGCCAAAAGTCAACAAATCCTTAAAATCAAAATTGTTCTGATTTTTCATAGCATCACCCCCATTCTATCAAGAATAGAGGTCAACGCCACCCTGCAACACGGTTGTCATGTCGTATTTTATCACATTCTCTTATATTCTACAATCTTTATTTCTTGTGTGTCTTTCCGATAATACGTCGCACCTCCGAGGTTTTTTCACAATGAATATTCCTGCTGCCCGTCACATCGTTCACATATCCCTCTTTCAAATATATGAAATATCCCTCGTCTTTTGTATACGACAAGTCCTCGATCATATCATGGTATTTTCTCGGAACTTGCCACTTTTCCAACATGCGACGCTGCTCCTCATTGAATCCCTGCTTTTTCTTCCCGAACCTGCTCTCTCCGGATGCGAGATCATCACATACCAATGCAAAGATATATTCATTGACAGACATCCCCATTCCGGACGCTGCCGCTTTTATTCTTTCCTTTTCCCCTTTGGGAATCTTAAAATTTATCCGGTCATAATGCTCTTTCGCATGTTGATTCTTGTATTCAGTGCGGTTCAT